ATTTGGACAAACTCGTGGAAGAGAAAACTATTTCAAACTATGTCAACAACTCCACCACGGAGAGGGTGCATTTCAAAATCGTGGGGTACACCGGAGGTGATCCGGTGAAAGACTTCAAACTCTCCGAGACCTTCAAGACATCCAACATGCACCTGTTCCACCCCACTGGGATTAAAAAATATAATTCACCAAATGAAATATTGTCCGACTATGTTGAGATTCGAATGGAATATTTCGAAAAGAGGAAAAAATATCTTTTGGAAAAGTTCCAAGCCAAGGCACTTGTGTGCAGTCACAAGGCACAGTTCGTGTGGTGTGTGGTGAACGACCACATCAAAGTCTTCAAGAGGAAGAGGGCTGAACTGGAGGGTGACATTTCTAAATACTTTCCACCGGTGGATGGAAATTACAATTACCTCCTCGACATCAAGACTTGGCAGTACACGGAGGAGGCCATCGCGTCCCTCGTGCAACAGACGCAGGAGGCACAGAGGGAATATTCCGAACTCAAGAATAAGAGACCGCGCGACATGTGGTTAGAAACTTTATTGTAATCGCTTCTTCACTCTGTTCGGTTTCGTGAGACGCCTCATGATACCACTCACCTCATCTTTGATGTATTGTTTATTCTTTTCCCTCTGTTCTCTCCTCTCACCGGCTCGAACCAGTCGAGCCATCATGTCGCTCACCTGACCCTTCACGTACGCTTTATTTTGTCTGTTTTTCCACGCCTTGTATTTTCGATTCTCTTGTGCCTTTGCAGTCGGTGACATTCTCTTGTACCGGTTCGCGTATGCTTTCAATTGTTGTTGTCTTTTCTTTTCGGTCTGATTGATTTTGTTCATGCGATCCTTGTAGTAGGACATTTTTTCGGGATGCTTTTCAAGGTTTTCTATGCCCACGAAGACACCATGCTTCTTCATGCGTTCAATCGTCGTCTTCATGTCTTGCTTCATTTTGTTTCTCGCAATCTCATTCGCTTTTTGTTTTCTATTTGCGAGTGCCACGGCTTGATTGGACGTCTTCTTCTCGAGTTTTTGGAGTCTCGCGAACCGGTTCAACTCTCTCTGAAGGGCGTTTTTATTCGCAGACTTTGTGATGCTCGCTAAGAGTTGATTCCGGTTCTTCGGAACATTCTTCGTGACATTCACCCTGAGACGCCTCGCCATCTGTTGTAGGTTGTTCATGCTCAAACTCGCCCTGATATTTCTGTCTCTCACCTTTTCCAATTTATTTTTCAACTCTTCCTTGGTGAGATTCTTCTTCACTGTCGTGTTCACACCAACGTTCTTCGCGACTTTTCTCAATACATTCGTGTTGACCGAATTGACTTTCACCCGGGTCTTCGTGTTCGTGTTGGTGAGCTTCTGAGCGGTTCCGACCCACTTCGGCGTCACCACCTTCGGAAGAACGCACAGCTGTTCATTCTTCCCACCCTGAATGATGCACTGTTCTTTCGCCATTTGAGCATCTTTCGTGACACGATCAATCTTCCTGGAAATCGCAGACATTCTCTGAATGAGACGGGCGGACTTGAGGTTATCACCGGTGTAAATCACCTGACGGAGCTGATCCGACAGGGACTGGTATTCATCCTCCAGCTTGTCGCCCTGAATGTCCAAATCAAAATATTTTTTACAGGCATCTATCACTTCTTTGCACCTGTCCGCAGGCGATTTGTTTTTACGTGCCCTGACTTTACGAGTTTTCTTCTTTTCAACGACTGGTTTCGCACGAGTCGTCGACGATCGAAGTCGTCCGAACCTTGTGCGCGCCATCTGATATTCGTGTATATTTTTTTTGTAAATCAACATTAGATATGGCCGGTGGCGAAGGAGCTCGAATCTGCATCGATGCCATTGGAGCACAGGAGCCCCACCTCCTGTCGAAGAAACCGGAAGACGGTGAATTTTTCTACGAAAGTAAGAGACACTCTCAGTTCTCAAAGTATCACCGGAGCACACCCGTGAAGAATCCCGGGGGGAAGGTCACGTGGCCGTTCGGGGAGACTCTCAAGGTGGAGTTCAGACCACAAGACAGGGGTGACCTCCTGTCGAACATGTGGGTGTCCATCACCCTCCCCGGTCTCACCGGTGGAAAGAATTACACAGACCAAATCGGGAGACACATCGTAAAGTCGGTCACCATGAGAATTGATGAAAATATTTTGGAGAAATACCACGCCGATTGGGGTATCATCAACGATGAATTGTACCTGGAGATGAGTGAAAAAGTCGCCAACCGGTTCATGGTCAATCGGAGCTTGGCCTTCGATTCCACGGAACTCAACGAGAACGACGTCGTGAGCGCATACGAGTCCGAAATCCTCATACCCATCAACATGTTCTTCAGTCGGAAATATGCCACGGACGAGTACTCCGGGAACAATCCCAATAGACCATACTTTCCCCTCTGTGCGTGTCACAAACAAAAAATAATCTTTGAATTTGAATTCTTCCCACAACAATATTTCTGTGACGCCGACTCACAAGTGTTGTCCCTCACGGAGTTTAACATTATCACCGAGGAAATCACCGTGACCAGGGAGGAGAGGTTGTACCTACAAAAAGTTCCACAAACCTTTGTCACGGACATCGTCACCCAACATCCGGTGACAGACACGGTACCCGGTGACACCACACTGACCCAACAACTCGTCCCGAACATTCCAGTCAAGGCCATCCACTGGTTCTTCCGGGACAAAAGGTTCGAACAAGAAAATGTCATCAAAGCTGCCGGGGAGACGGACGAAGGGAAATTCTTCTGCCACAACCGGTACAACTTTTCGAGGGCGGACGATTTCGACGAACTCAACACCTTCTTCGTGCCAGTCATGAAGGATGCCAAATTTTACGTGAAAGGTAACCGGTTCCCGAACACTACCACCACAGACCACAACTTTTTCAAATACCTCGTGCCCTTCCAAAAGAAATTGGCGCGTCCGGTGAGGAACATTTACACTATGAGCTTCTCGATGAACCCACTCGTCGTGGAACCATCGGGGAGCTTGGATTTTTCGACACTCACGGGGAATAAAACCACCCTGGAGTGTACTCTCGAGTCGGGACTCACGGAGACGTACTCGCTACACATGTATTACACCGGATATACCGTTTTCAAAATAGAAGATGGAAAGTTGGCCATCCACCCGGAAACCATCTCAGAAGTCAAGGCCGATCCGGAGGCACCCCTCACGGAACACGAAGCCCTGACGGTACTCGCCCTCGCGGAACCATCCATAGGCATCGCGAGGAAAAATGTCACCTTCGCAGATAAGATTCGGAGAAAGATTCCACCTCACTTGTTGAAGAGGATCAGACGATTGTTTTCCATGTAGGTGAGGATGCCACTCCGGATGACCCACCTTATGAAATTTAACTGCGCGAGGGTCGTCTGAATCTCCACGTCCGTGCCCGGTATCCGGTAGGAAATCTTTGAGGAACGACAGAAAGGATCGAAGAAACGTTTACTGAAACCGTTCAGGGTGCTCTTGTACGCGCAGTGCACGGTGAAGATCTTCCCATCCTTCGGGTAGTTTGTCAGATTCTTCTTCGCGTAGTTGGTGATGAACCACTCGATGCTACGGAGGGACGGGGAACCGTTCTTCTTGTTGAGGACGTTTATCAGCGTCTCCCGATGGGTGGGGTCACTGTAAAAGTCGTTGATAGAAGCGAAAAGCAATTCCGATTTTGTAGTCATTACCCTATCATGTCGTCTAAATCTTTAAACCCCGAGTCCATCATCTTATCGCACTCCGGACATCCACACACAAACCCCACGGAGGGATCGTGGGTGTGGAGGTTCGAATGCACCCTGGGAACCGGTGTGGGCACCGTGGCCTTCTTCTGGTACAGGTGGAGTTTGCAGTATCCCTCGTATGGCCCCTCACGCGTGCAACACGCCCCGTCCTTCTTCACCCCCCGACATTTCGTTCCCCCCGAACCGGTGCGCACGTCGGGGATCAACGCCATCACGTCCATCTTATTGAGGTTGTACGTGCGACACACCCGGTCGGCGAATTCTCGACACGCGTCATTCACTGAATTTTGAACACTCTCCTCGAAACAATCAATCAATTTTTTCGGAATGTTCTGTTCCATCTTTCGCCTTAGTTTTCTTGGGGTCATAGTTTTTAAATAACGATTCGATGGTGGTCGCGGTCTTCTTTTTGGGCTTCGCCCTCGGGGGTTTGTACCGGTTCGTAATCTCACCGAAGATTTCCTGTTTCGCACCCTGAACCAGGGGCTCCAGGAGGTCAGACACCGGTGTGAGAAACTTGTTCAGATAGTAATAGTGATAGTCAACTGGAATGTCGTGTTCCAAGACATATTTGGGATCCTCGCTCTTCTCGAAAGCCTTCGCCCGGTGACCGGCCTCGGTCTTCGTGAGCAGGAAAGGCACCCGATCGCCACTCCTCGGCTCCGAACCGGGTTTTCTCTCTCGCATCTTGTGCATCACCTGCACGTGCGCCATGCTAATGTCAGCACTCAGGTATCGACCGTGCTCATCGGTTTCCGTGATGCTCACCGGTTTGCCCTTCACCTTGTACGTGTCCGACAGAGACTGTGAGAGGATCAATTTCTCGTGTGGGACGTCTCCGGTGAGGAGTTCGAGGGCCCTCTCCCTCGCCAACTCCACGGCCGGCTTTGCGTCGTTACTCTCTAGGATAATGTTCAGGAGTTCCTTGCACACCTCCCGGACGTGGGGGGTGTTATCTCTCCGGACGAGACTCAACCCCTTCACGTCCACGTAATCCATGTGCATCTCACCATCCTTTCCCTTGGTCCACAGTTTGGCCGCGTATCTCTTCTTACTGTAGAGGATAAATGGATAAAAGACTTTTTCCAGCTCTAAATCGTTAGGTTTTTTGAAGAGAGAGGTGCACTCCTCGGCGGCCTTCTCACCCAACTGCCAACTGTACTCCACGGCGTCCATACCGGTTCGGCCCTCGCAATCAAACTCAACCATGACTGAGTCCGTGTTATGAACAACCATGTGACCCGGACCTACGTGAAAATGATGGGACTCTGTCGTCAAGTCGTACACGTAATCGGATGTGTTTCCAAGTTGCTCAATTTTTTTTATGGCCAGTGGATTGCGTCGTTGTTTTCCATTTGTGCAGGTCTGTCTGAATATTTGTTCTTTATCATCTCGACAGTTTAGTGAGACGTTGTAACCAAGTCGTCGAGCAAGAAAGCATAAACCCAAACTTCCCTCCTTGCCTTTCATATCGAAACGCGTGATGGTCTGCGTTCGGTCATTGTCACCATCCGATAAATAATACCCATCCCAGAATGACTTGACGATGTCAAGAGGTGCATTCAGTATACACGGAGGCACTATCTTTTCCTTGTGTGCGTTGTAAAACAGTGCACGATACCGCAAAGTCACATCTTTTATGTTTCCGGTTGGTACCAACTTATACACACCACTGGACTGCAACGTATCCAATATTTTTGTCTCGAATGGACACAACTCTTGCATCGTAGTGAGAATTGTTGTGTTTGAATTATTTAGTGCCCATGAATATTTTTGACCGTAATGGCCACATGACCCATCACCCAAGAAGAAACCCATGACCTTTGCTTCTGCATTTGTGATGTGAGTCTGAATGTCGCATTCAAATGCACGTCCACAATCGTGATGAAGAAGTTCAACACCCACGGCGACGTCACCCGGTTTCATCTCGCGTTTGTCAACTGACAATAAGCTGTGGTCTTCAGTGACATCGGCGACCCCTGTGTGAGTCAAAACTCTGAATATCTTCTTTTCCGTTTTATGTCGAATAACTTGTTTTATTTCGGTAAAACCAGTATCACTCCACACTTCGATTCCTTGAACATCGGAGAATTCTTTGCCATCAGACCTGGATTCGTAGCTGGATACGAGTGCATCGATTCGAGTGGTCTTTATGACACCATTCCTGTCTCTTATTAAGAGAGCTGAATCCGGTGTCACGGAATCCCCATACCTCACCTTTGCTCCCGGAAAGTGTTTCTCGACGTATTGCTTGGTCTCGTCGATCATACTTCTACCCTTGGCCGTGGTGGTCGCGGCGATCTCACAACACGGGAGAATTCCTGATTTCACCCCGGTGAAACCATACATTGAGTTCATACTCACCTTGTAGGCCAACTGTCGACCATCGTAAATTTTCTTCATGAAACCGGTGGCGAGGGCCATGTCCTTCTTGGCATTTTTCCGGAAAGCCTTCAACTCGTTTAGGATTTCGGGGAGGATGCTCGGCACGTTTTGGGCGAACCGGCACGTGACCCCACCCACGTCGAACTCCTCGTATTCCACACCGGGTATGTTGGCGTACACCGGATCCTTCACCAGGGTGCTATAACACAGATTATGCGCCGTCATGATGGATGGGTACAGGGAAGCAAAGTCGAGGGCTGTGATGGGGCTGTAGTAGGCACCGGTCTGTGCCTCCAACACCGTCGCCCCCACGTAATTTTCAGGAATGATTATTTGTTCCTTTCCGAAATATGTCTTTTCAGTTTTGTAATCTTTATAAATTGTGGGAACTTTGAAACCCAACTCCTTGGCCTTCTTGGTGAGTTGTGAAAAAACTTTAATCTGTTGTCCTCGGGTGACCAGGAAATCCATGGGCACCCACGTCGCGGAAGCCATCTCCAGGAGGTTCAGGAGGGTGCACAGACGCTTCATCAACCGGTGTGGCAGGAGGGTATCCTTGATGCAGTACTGTGCCACCTCCATCAACTCGTGTGGCGTGCCTTCCCGGTAACGTCTGAACATTTCGTGCGGTGTCATGTCAATCTTCTCGTCACCCAGGAACAGTCTACTCACCGAGTTCAGGCTGTAACTGTCCAATTTGTATCCCTTTTTCACCTCAGCGAAAAGATCGAACACAAATCGTCCACTCATGGGCAAGAGCAACAGCACGTTGTCACCGAGGGCACTCGAAGACAATATTTTTTCCTGCAACTCAGATTGCTGACCCCGGAGACGACCGAGGTAAAAGAACTTCCTAGCCTGCAACATCACCGCTCTCCGGTAGAGATACTGAAGATCGAAGCCAAAGATATTCCACCCCGTGAGGATATCGATGTTATTGTCTTGGACGTATTGGGTGAACGCCTCCAGGAGATCCTTCTCCGTGTCGTAACTCACAATTTCCCCAGAGTCGGGATCCGGTGCCGTCTCCTTGTAGCACAGGCACGTCTTCTTATACGGCTCGTCGCTCCCCAGGTGACACAGGGTGACCGCGATCTGAAAGCACGCGTCCCCGGGTACCCTCGGCGACGGGAACTTGCCAGTGCTCGAATTACACTCGATATCGACGCTCGCCACCACGAAGGGTGCAATCTCATCCTTGTCCACCGGGGTGAGGGTCTTCCAGTCGTTGCACCACAGGTCGACGTCGACGTCCGCCTTGTGGGCGCGCACGCACTTGTCTCCGGTGCGCACCCACCCAGTGGACTTGATTCCGGTGTCGTGCATGAAACGCAACACCGGATCGAGATTGGCCTCGTACACCTTAAACATGGTCGGACCTCGACCCAAATACACCGGACGTCTGAAAAAGTAATCGACCCTCTTTTTCGCTTCCAAATTTCTGAAAACCAACTTAAGGAATCTCCTCTCCTCGTTATTTTGAAAACCCCACATGCATTTCCCAACGGTCATCTCGTGTCCGGTGACGCACTCCGGGTACTTTTTCTCCAGCAACGCCAATATCTCCATCCTCGAGGACGTGGAGTTATCAGGAAGACGAATGAAAAAGTACGGCGAAAAATTCGTCGTCACACAGACCGACCGGCCGTCGCTGGTTTTACCGATGATGGAGACGAGGTACCCAAACCCGTCTTCATCATCCCTCGCTTCCCAACTCAGGGCTTGAAATTCAATCATCTTTGGAAAATTATAGTCTAAATTTTTTATGTGTGTACTATAATAATCATGAGTGGCGCTTTGGTTGAACTTGTCAGCAGAGGCGTGGCTGATACCCACCTCACGGGTCAGCCCGAAATCTCCTTCTGGAGACAAAACTACAAGCGATATTCTCCCTTCTCCATGAAGCCGGAACGCATCGACTACATCGGCACGTTCGCCGCCAACAACGAGATTACGATCCCGATCACGTCGAAGGGCGATTTGTTGTCGTACGTGTGGATCGAGGCGCCGGGCATCGCGACGGCCGATACCGTGGGCTCCCCGAGCGCCACCGGTTTGCACGGTTCCACGGCCGCGAACCCGACCGAGTTTTCCCTCTGGATCGGAGGTCAACAGGTGTGCGTGTTGGACACCCTCTTCATCCAGGGCGTGCACAACGTTCTCTACAACACCGATCAAGCCCTCGCCTCGGGTGCTGTCACGACGTCCGCCGTGAAGGGGAACGCGAACGGTACCACCGCCGGCTCAGCCGACCACTACTTTATTCCGTTCTTCTTCGGTAACGGTGATTTCACGCGATGCCTCCCACTCGTCGCCATGCAGTACCACTCGGTCGAGATTAAAATCAAGTGCAGAGATAATTTCACGCCGTCCGCCACCCCGCGCGTGTACGGCCAGTTCATTTTCTTGGACACTCCGGAGAGAGACTTTTTCGTGAAGAATGAACACCAACTCCTCATCACCCAGACCCAGCACCAAATCGCGTCTAATACTGACACGGAATTCGACCTCACCTACTTTAACCATCCGTGCCGCGCGTTCCACCTCATCAACGCGAAATCCTCCGATTCCAACTGGGCTGACGAGTACTCCTTCGACAAGGCCACCCTCTACGTGAACGGCGTCGCTCACTCGGAGAATATGTCCAACGTGTATCACCACACCATCACCCCCCTCATGCACTGCAGTGTCCTTCCGGAGGGCGAGCTCGACAACGTCCCGGTCTACACCTGGTCGTTCGCCGCCAAGTTGAACTCCGCGCAACCGTCCGGTTCGATCAACGCGTCTCGCATCGATACCATCAAATTGAACGTCACGTCTCCCTCCGGTGGTAACAACATGCACCGGGTGTACGCAGTCAACTGGAACGTCCTCAAGGTGAGTTCAGGCTTAGCCTCTGTCATGTATGGAAACTAAATAATAAATACTCTTTTTATAAGAAACAAATGTTCTCGTACATTTACAATCTTATGAAAAAAGTACCTCTGCGTCACAGTTTTAGTTGGGTTGCCGGGGAGTGATTAGTTCTTCTTGAACTTGGACTTCCGGGAACGTCTTTCGAATTCCGCATTACTCAGGGGGTCTGGTTTTGAGTTGTTATATCTCGAGATTACCGAACCGAAGCGTCGACGTTGCGCATTTGCCACGTTTTTATGCATTTGATTTAGTTCTTGTTGCGACATTTTGCCAGTGCGCATGGACGCAAACGCCTTGTTCCAATTCAAAGTTGCCATGGAATTGTTGATTGCATTCTCCATGCTATTGAAACCATCGATGTAAAAGTTATTCGAGTTATTGTTGGAGTTGGAGTTGGAGTTGGAGTTCACCGGTTTCTTTCCCTCCCGGCTGTTAAGTTTTTTGGCGTTTGCCAAAATACGATTCTTTTCTTGTGCATTCGTGGCATTCTTCAGATTGTTCTTCACACGATTCTTCTGCGCCGAGTTGAGGAATTTCATGTTATTAACGCTATTCGTGAAGCGAATGTGGGTCGGCTTCTTGGGACTTTCGTTGATAGTTTTGATAAGCTTGTTCACAGGAATGTTATTGTTATTCTTCTTGGATCCCCGCGGACCGCGCTTGACGCCCTTGTTGGAACGAACCTTGCGAGCCTTCTTGGGAGCTTCGGCGTTGATGGTCTCGATCAGATTGCTCAGCGGAACGTTGTTGATGTTGGTCGCTTTGGAGCCTCGCGGACCACGCTTGACGCCCTTGTTGGAACGAACCTTGCGAGCCTTCTTGGGAGCTTCGGCGTTGATGGTCTCGATCAGCTTGCTCAGCGGAACATTGTTGATGTTGGTCGCTTTGGAGCCTCGCGGACCACGCTTGACGCCCTTGTTGGAACGAACCTTGCGCACCTTCTTGTTGGGAACCGTGAGGTTGGTCGCAACCTTGCGCGCCTTCTTGACCGGAGCCTTCTTGGCCACACGGAGACGCGGGAGGTACTTGATGTTGTCCAACTTTCTCACGAGGGTCTTCTTATCGAGCTCACCGATGGACTTGCGACCGTACTTCTTCTTGAAGTTACGGATTTGTTGCTCGCGAACCTTGGCCATGATTTCCTTTCGGAGCTGAGCCGTGGTTTTGTCTTTGACCGGAATTCTCAAAAGCTTGGACGCGCCCAAAATGTTATATTTCACGACACGCTTTTTCGTCGTTGGCGCAGTTTGTGGCTGAGCCTTCTTAGCTCTGAGCTTCTTCGCGGTTTTCTTGGAGGCTTTCGACACCTTACGGTTCAGTTTCTTCAATTGTTCACGAACCACGGTCGTGTTACCACCAACCTTGCGCCTGATGGCCGCACAGAGCTGAGCCTTGCGCTTGGGCACGAGCTTGCCCTTACCATCACGGCGAGTGCGGAGGGGAATCCGGAGGCTTGTCGCCACCTCCTGAACCTCACTGAGCTTTTTTCCTTTACACATACCGGGCACACGGTGACCAGGAGTATTCTTCCTGATCGATGCCCATCGAACTTGGTTCGTACCCAAGAGTCCTCCGGTAATGAGACGGAACGCACGTCCCTTTCGAATAGTCATAGTATGCTATAGGGTCAGATTATTATTTCGTCGCGGTAGCCTGATACCGAGACTCTTGAGGCTGTCCATTTTTTCCCTCGACAACTGGGTGTTGGGATCTTTTTGGTATTCAAGCCACATGTAGAGCGCTCCGGTTCCCTCGTCCTCCGACAGTATGTCGACGTGATTGTATTTCCTGTAGAAACTCGCCAACTTGGTGAACATCGTGAGCCATGTGTCGTCTGATGGGGTGATCCACAGATTTTTGTTTCCCGGATCTTCAATGAACGTGACACAATCCTCCAAAAAAGTGTCAAAAAATTCATTGTAATCGTTGTCGTACACCTCCACGTGCAGGGGTGGATCGATCAACAATTCAAATTCACGAAGTTCCACCGGATACGCCCAATTCAGCATCTCCATCGGATCCGTGGAATCCATCACATGTCTCATCATGTCCGCAGTAAGTAAGCCGCGTCCTTGTTTTTTCTTTTCCTTCTCATGCTTTCGCACACCCTGAGCAAAATATTCCTCGCGTGCCAACATGTAACTCTTTTTCATGATTATTTCTTGAATCTCGTCCGGTAACGTGTCCCATAGAGAAGTCATCTACCACTATATTAACTCAGAAATTATTTCCGGGTCGGCTTCTTGGATTTCATCAACTCATTTTTCAGGGTGCGCCGGATGAACGCGTTGAGGGATTCCCTGGCCTTTTTCGTCATTTTGTATTTTTGGAACGACGTGTTCTTCTTCAAAAAGTCGTCGATGAGTTTATTATAATTGTTCTTCGGAGGCATATGGAATAGTACGAGAAATTATTCATCCTCGAGTGAACAGCACATGCCCTTCAAGCGCATCATGCCCTTCTCGTTTTCACCATACTTCACTTCGGTGAGAACCTTATTTCGACCACAGTCGAGCCACTGCAAGTCAAGGGCGGTGATGGGACCCTTGTTCGGATCACGCTCGTTGTTGCGAACATTTTTGTACCCATTCGCAGAGCCCCAGCCCTTGTGAATCTCATCGGTACCACCTGCTCGCGCAGTGATTTCTGTACAAGATTGTTTGTTCACGGGGGCGTTACTGCAGTTGTAATTGACGCGCATACGATCACCTCCGACGTTCTCCCACTGCATCTTGGAAATACCACCGTTTCGACACGACACGTCAAGTTTTCGGAACTTATCAGCCATGGATGAACTGTCACTGGTGTTGATGGTATCAGTCTTCTTCTCCTTCACACCGGGCAGTAAACCCTGTGTACAGTTGCTGTAATACCAAAATCTTCCGTTACCACCACTCGGATGATCTCTGTGGTGTCGGTGAAACGACATGAAAGTTGCAGCACCGTCGTCACCACAATCGAAACCAATCTTGTCCATGGACTTGAACTGTTCGGAACACGTACCTCCACCGGAGCAGTCGTCCCAAACCGAACCCCACGCCCACGGTTGTTTTTCCCATCTGTACGAGTTCATCGTATTAACATGCTCCCTCACGGTGCGACGAATCTTATACTTTTTCATCAAGAATGTCTCGAGTTTGCGGATAGTATCTTTGTCGAGAACCTCGTCGAAGAACAACACCTCACCGGCGGACCAGTCGGGATTTTGTTTTCCCCACCAGTGTTGCGTGTGTGGACCGTTTGTGTAATCACCGTAATTGATAGTCATTTGGTTCGGTACTAATGCTTCGTCTTTAATGAGGCCCGAACGTTGGATACCGTTCACGCGGTATGAAAGTTTCTGATCAGCGATGAGAACCCAATCATCGGCGGCGTGCGTGGTGTGGCCGTTGTGGGAAATCCACTCCGTTCCGCTACGATGAGCGCCACTCATACTATTTCGCGTCTGGGGACCGGGTTTGGCCTGCCATCGCCATGACCAGTGACCCGCGAGATAGTTGGCGCCACCGCCGTAACCGTCAAACATGCGTCCACCCGAGTTATCGGCGTTATACTTGACCACCGCCACCATGGTGTATTTCTTACCCGTGGTCATGACAGCCATCGGGAACCGGATGCCCTTCTCGGGACCACCCAGGACGTACTTTATCCCGTTATCGTCCTCGACAACCTCCGGATACCCCAAAATCTCATCCGCGTCATTCTTTTTACCACTCACGTCCTTCCACACGTTATTCTCTTCATCGAAGGACTCTCCTGTGTAGTGACCAACCAGGGATTTGATACTTTTGGGATCAATGTCCGGTTCATCTTCTGAAACCTCTTCCTCGGCCGCCTCCGGTTCTTCCTGTTGCAACTCCTCATCAGCCTCAATCTCGACACCAGTGCCCGCACCCTGGGATCCTTGGTTCAACATTTCCTCAGTCTGCTCTTCCGCGGTGACGGGTGCATCCTGGATGGCGGTGGGTCCGTCCGCCTCACCTCCCATGAATAAATACAGGACGACGAGTAGTATGACGACAACGACGACACCGCCGATGATAGCGACCGCCATTTTAGTATACTGTGGGCATACATTTTTTTTGACACGGACGGAACAAAACTTAAAGCATTCTCGTTCTAATACATCATGCTGGAATACACAAGTGATACACGGATCGACATTAAAGTAGGACAGAGTGCCAAGGAGAATGACGAATTGAGGGCGGACGCCGACGGAGAGTGGTGGTGGTTCCACGTCACGAATCATCCAGGGGCGCACGTGCTGGCCTGTGCTCCCGTCCTCGACAGAGAAACCAAGAGGGACGCCGCCGTTCTCGCAGTGCATTACAGCAAGGCACCCAAAACGATGAAGATGACACCGGTGGACATGTGTCGCGTCAGGGACGTGCATAAACGCCCCGGTGCACCGCACGGACAGGTTGAGATAGAGAACACCACCATATTGACAGTGTTCATGAATAAGGCTTTGGAGAAGGCGAGGTTGGGGAGACTCCTCACAGGCGCTTGATGTTCAGGAGAAGGACGACACGCCTCCCCGAACCGGTGTTTGACACCGAGTGTTCCAAGGCGTGATCGAACAGAATCTCCTCCCTCGTGTTCTGAGAAAAGTCTCCGGTGTGGGTGTGCAAAACACTTCGGGTGGTCCCCTGGAGGACGAGTTGATACCTCAACTGAATGTTCGTCTCCGCCCGGTGAGGTGGGAGGTGCATGGGTTTCTCCATCACGGCCACGATCCCGTTGTCCTCTACGCACGGAATGCTCTTGAGGAGTTCGTGTAGTTTGGGAAACTCCCTCACCGGTATGAAATAATAATCCGGGTTGTACTCGAACCACGGGTCGTCGTCGTGAAACCACGTCTTTTCCGCGTGCGCCTCCCCGAGGTAGTACTCCTCGCAGATGTCGTTGAAATGTGCCCTGATCCTCCAGAGACCTGGGAAATCCCTCACCCTGTAGTAGTGCCTGGACAGGAAGAGATCGTAGAGGAAATTCCGGATCGCCACCACCGGTCGGAGGGGTCGCTGAAAGTACAGGGTGTCCACCGGTGATTTAAAATAATCATGGGCGATGGCCACGAGCAAGAATATGAAAACGCTCCTGAAAAACATTTTCTCTACTGATACTATACAAAAATGCCAGGTTCCATGTACGCAGGCCGCGAACGTTACGCCCCGAGCCCGGCTCTGGGCACCGAGACTATGGAGAAACGCTTCCAACCGGGACCGTCCCTCCCGTTCACCCTCAACCAGGCCGCGATCGCGGGTGTCGTCGGTTTCTACGCGTACTCGTACAAGACTCTCAAGCGTGACCAAATGATCATCCTCGCCGTCGTCCTCGCCGTGCTCTTGTACCGAGAACGCGCGGAAAAGTACTGCCCGATGTGCAACCGTTAAAGATATCGCGCGGTGATGTGATAATGAAGAAAGATAAATGTCCAAATTTTGATGTTTGCCATAAAATGAAAGACACTCGTTCGAAAGTCTGTGTGTCGTGTTTTTGGAGATTCAAAAATGAAGTCCTAGAATTCTCGGAGTACATGGAGTGTCCGGTGTGCTCTCAAACTCGAAAGTGTGTACGTTACCGTAAATGTACACACTTTGTGTGCGCGTCCCTATGTTTCAACCGGTTAGACAAGTGTCCAATGTGTCCACCCTAAAAAAATCTGACTCTATAACACTACAAAACATGAAATTTGAAATAACAGGGAGAAAACTTGGGATCATGTTTTTGGTGGTGTTTATTGGACTCAGTACCGCCATTTTCATGAACGGTGATAAGATATCAAATGAAACTCGCAAACCCCTTCACCAGAATATTCCATTCATCGTCAGCATGAGCTCCTCTGGATGTTTATTGTTGATCTTTATGTTCAGTGTTATCGAATTTCGGTTAAAAACAGGAAAATGGTCTGACTAAAAGTACTAAATTTCTCAGACAACAGTAATGAGGGTGACCCTCCGGAGAAGCCCCAAACGTGAGAAGAAATACAGAGTCATCCTCCCCGGTGGAAAGAAAGTCGACTTTGGGTCGGCGGGGATGTCGGACTACACCCTGCACAGAGACCCGAACCGGATGAAACTTTACGTCAGGAGGCACGGTGGGGTGATGCCTCGTGGCGAAAAGAGTACCAGGGAGAGATGGAACGACCCGACGACTCCCGGATTTTGGAGCCGGTGGCTGCTGTGGTCGAAACCCACGCTCTCCGGGGCAAAGGCTTTGATTCGGAAAAAGTTTGGAATCACGTTCACTGCTTGACCATGTAATTGCGGATGATGAGGTCTTTGTCCTCCTCGACCCCCTGCATGTACCCACCGAGAACCTGCGCGATCGTCACCTTTTTAAATTTAAACACAGACCACACCTCTTCCTCCTCTGTGGCAATGGCCTCCTCCAGCCTCTGCCAGAGACTCCTGAAACGC